GAAACCATTGCAAGACACACATTGGGGAGCACATGGCAACCGTCGCATCACTCACCGCCACACTCGCAAAATATGAAGCCGCCCGGGACGCTGTTTTGACGACCGGGCAGTCGTACAGGATCGACGATCGGGAGTTCACCAGGGCGGATCTGGCTTTTTTGGAATCGCAGATCGAGCGGATCGAGCAGAAGATCACGTTTGCCGGGTCTGGCCGTCTGACATTTGGCCGGGCTATTTTCGGGGGTCGGCGATGAGCGAGCGCGATATCTGGACCCGGACCATGGCCTCGATCCTCGGGCTGTTCGCACCTGACGCGGCCATGTGGTACATCCGGGCTCGCTCGCAGTACCGGCGGTATGCCGGGGCTTCCGTGACCGGGCATAATCGGCATCGGCCAACCAGGCGATCAGCTGACGCGATCATTGCCAGGGACAATGCCATGCTGGTGGCCCGGGCCCGTGATCTGGTCCGCAACAACGCGGTCGTTGCCGGGGCCATCCGCAAGATCGTTGACAACGTGATCCACACCGGCATCCAGCCCCAGGCCCAGGCACGCACGGCCGACGGATCGCCGGATGCCGTCAACGACACCATCGAACAGGTCTGGCGCACATGGTCCAAGGCCAACAAGTTTTTGGATATCCAACGGCTCTGCCTGCGGCACTGGTGGATTGACGGCGAGGTGCTGGTGCATCTCTGGATCGACAAGGCCCGGCTCGATCAAGGCATGTGCCCGCTCCGGCTGACCGTGCTCGAGCAGGACATGCTTGATGCCACTGTGGACGGACAGCTGCCATCCGGAAATATCGCCAAACGCGGGATCGAGTTTGACAAAAAAAACGATCCCGTTGCCTATCACATCCTCACCACCCACCCAGGCGACGCTGGCATCACTTCCCTGGGGACCGATACCAAGCGCATCCCTGCACGCGACATCCTGCATATTTTTGTCCCTGAACGGGCCTCCCAGACACGCGGGGTTTCCATGATGGCCCCGGTCATCCAGGAGATGACCGACCTGTCCGAATACCAGGTCAACGAGCGCATCGCCGCCCGGCTGGCCTCGGCCTTTGGGATTTTTGTCAAATCGAACATGGATCTGGCCGGCATCGCCCTGGGCGGCCTGCCCGGTGACGATCCGTTCGCGGAACCCGAACTCTCCGACTATATCGAACCCGGCCGCATCCAGATGCTGCCCTATGGCACGGAGGTGCAGACGGCCAAGTCCGACCGGCCCGGCACCACCTACGAGCCCTATGTCAAGACCTCCCTCAAAGAGGCCAGTGTCGGCTTTGGCCTGCGCTACGGCAATTTTTCACACGACTACGCGGACAGCTCGTACAGCTCCGAGCGCTCCGCATCCCTGGACGAACGCAGGGGATGGATCGGTCAGCAGCGGGTGATCATCGATCAGCTCTGCGAGCCGGTCATGCGTCGATGGCTCGAGGTGGCCGTGGGGTCCGGTCTGCTGCCCGCGTCCGTGGTCTCGGCCCCGGTCACCTGGCAGACGCCCGGTTGGCCCTGGATCGATCCCACCAAGGACGCCAAGGCATCCCAGGTTGAGCTGGCACTGGGCGTGACTACACGCCGCAAGATCGCGGCCGCCCGTGGCGACGATTGGGACGAGATCGTCGAGCAGCTGGCCCGGGAACAACTCATTTTACGCGAACACGGCCTGGAGGACAACAATGCCGAAACAGAATGACCAAACAACAAGGGATCTGACCATCCGCGAGGCACGCGCCGCCGCGGCCACTTATGATCCTGAGGCCCGGACCATCAGGGCCATCGCCACCACCGAGGCCCCCACCCAGGTTATCGATTGGGACAGGTGGGAGCTGGTGGACGAGATCCTGCGCATGGACGGTCTGCGCATGCCTGGTTCCGGCCAGGTACCGCTCCTGGACAGCCACAACCGATCCCGCGTTGGCGACGTTATCGGATCGGCCAGGGATTTTTCCGCGGCCGAAGTGTCCGGGTACGCGGCCCGCGAATGCACGGTGGTGTTTGCGGATACCGAGGCGGGCCGGGATGCGGAGATCAAATACCGCGACGGACATATCACGGATTTTTCTATCGGATACCGGGTGACTGATGCAACTTACATCCCGGAAAACGAGAAACAGGTCATTGGCGGGGTTGAATATGCAGGCCCTGTCCGGGTCGCTACCAAGTGGGAGCTCAAAGAACTCTCCGCAACGCCCATTGGTGCGGACGAGTACGCCAAGGCCAGAACATACAACCATGGAGACCATACCATGAACAAAGACGCACAGAAAAAGGTAGAGGCTCCGGCCCAGTCCGAGACCCGGACAGAACAGGTCGGCATCGACCCTGCCGAGGCAGAGCGCATCGCCTCCATGGCAGTGGAAACAGAACGCAAACGCATGACGGAGATCCGCGATGCCGTGCGCATGATCGGGCTGGACGGATCAGTTGCCGACGAGCTGATTGCCTCGGGATGCTCCGTCGACGAGGCCCGCGCCCAGGTGCTGGCCCGGTTTGCCGAGAACAACCCGCCTTTGCAGACCCCCAGCGTGGAGTCGGGCAAAACCGAGCGCGACAAGTTCCGCGCAGCTGTTGTTGACGGCCTGTGCGCCCGACACGGTGTGGGCGAGCAGTCCAACGAATTTCGGGGCCGGTCCCTGGTGCAGATCGCCGAAGAATCCCTGCGCCGGTCCGGCATCTCTACTGCAGGGAAACGCAATTTGGAGATTGCGGGCATGGCCCTGCGTGAGGGGACCAGCGATTTCCCCTACATCCTGGCCAACACCGCCAACAAGGTGATGCAGAAGGCATACACCGAGTACCCTTCAACCTATGAAGCCTGGTGCGGGATCTCCGACGGGTCCGATTTCAAATCCGTGTCCCGGCCCCAGCTCTCCGAGGGCCCGGATCTGCAGCTGATCAACGAGGACGGCGAATACACCATCGGCCATCTCTCTGAGTTTGCCGAATCCAACCAGATCAAGACCTACGGGAAAATGATCCGGCTGACCCGGCAGGCCATCATCAACGACGACCGCTCTGCCTTTGCCCGCATCCCCAGGTTGTTTGGTGCTGCCTCTGTGCGACGGATCAATGATCTGGTCTATGCCATCCTGATCTCCGGACAGACCATGGCCTACGACTCCACCTCCCTGTTCCACGCCGATCACGGCAACCTGGGCGCTGCCGATCTGGCGACATCTGCCCTGACTGCGGCCCGCGCCGCCATGCGCGTCCAGACAGGACCCGGCGGGCAGACCCTGAATATCATGCCCAAATACCTGATTGTCCCGGCCGCATTGGAGACCACCGCAGAGGTGATCCTGCGCTCGGCCAGTCTGTACGAGAGCGGGGCCAACTCGGGCAACGTGAATGTCTGGCGCAACCAGCTGATCCCAGTGATCGAGCCGCGAATCGACGCCACCGACGCGGACTCCTGGTATCTGGCCGCGGATTCGAACCAGATCGACACCGTCGAAGTCATGTTTTTGGACGGGGTACGGACCCCGTACATGGATGAAGAGGTCGAGTTCAACACCGACGCCCTTACCATGAAGGCCCGCATCGACGTGGGTGCCCGCGCCCTTGATCACCGCGGACTCTACAAGAGTGCCGGGGCCTAACCAACCGATAACCGGCCCGGACCAGATCCGGGCCGTATCATAGGAGTTTGATATGGCTACAAATCTTATCCAGTCCGGCGCACGCATGACCTACGCCAACGCCACGGGGTCCGACATCTCCAGCGGCGATCTTGTCCCGGTTGGCGCGACCTTCGGCATTGCCGCCACCGACATTGACAACGGCGATTCCGGCGAACTGTTTATGGAGGGGGTGTTCGAGATCCCTGCCGATGACAGCGCCGCCATCTCCCAGGGAAATCCCGTGTACTACGTGGCATCGACCGGCGAGGCATCCCCTACGGCCGAGGACCAGAAGTACATCGGCATCGCCTGGGCCGCCAAGGCCGAGACCGGGACCACCGTCAAGGTCAAAATCGGTTGCGGGTATCATCCCACGGTTAACGATGTAGCATAGCCCTAC